CCTGCCAACCCTCCTGCGTCTTTGGCCGGTTCAGTCTTGCGGGGCAGTCGGGGCAGATGCCCCCGCGGCCCTCGCAGGGTGTGCAGGCCGCGCAATACCGGTCGCCCCCGCCGAAGGACCAGTCGGCGAGGGCGCGGAGACGTTTTTTTCCGCGTCCAGCAGCAGACCGCGCGCGACATACTGCGTCTGGAAAGCCTCGAAGACCGGCCAGATTTCGAGGAGGGCGTCGATGCCCTCGGGCGACACTGGGATGATGTTGCCCGCGCCGTCGCCAACACCCTCCCAATCCAGCACCGCGTGCCGGGCGACAGACTTGGCCATGGCCAGCGCCATTTCCTCTTGGGTCGCACCTTCGGGGAGTGTTTCCACCGCCAGATCGGCGCGGGCGGACACCATCAGCGCGGTGGTCAGGGGGCCGACCAGCAGGCGCAGGCCGGGGGCCAGGTCCAGCCATTCGGGCGTGGCGGTCAGGTTCAGTCGGATCATGATCAGTATCCTGCAAGGGTGTTGACGAGGACGGCGGTGCACATCCGGGCGGGGCTGGTGGCCTTCGCGGCCTGCCAGTCGAAGCTCGCCTGCACGCCCTGCGGCCCGGCGATCTCGATGCGCGGGATCGGCAGATAGACGGCATGCGCTGTGAACGTGAAGCTGGCGTTGGCGCTGAGGCTGTAGACGAACTCCAACTCACAGGGGCTGCCGTCGATGGCTTGGGTCACCAGAGTGCTGTCCGAGAACCGCACCTCGATCCGGCCGGTCAGCGCTGCCATGGTCGGATCAGCGCCATCGATGCGGCCATCGCCCCGGATGGTCTCGATCCGGTCGAGGTTGTTGGAATAGGTGATCTCGGCCGAGACGACGTTGCCCAGCGCGGTGCCGTTGCGCTTCACCGTGCCGTTGAAATGGCCAAAGCGCTGCAGGCTCAGCGCGGTGGGCGTCCCAGCGGCAGTGGCGGCTGCGATGGTTTCGCCTTGGGCAACGAGGCGGGCTGTCGCTGTCAGCAGGCCGGATCGCTGCATCTGCCACGACAACTGATCCAGCACACAGCCGGAATACATCGCGAACCGCGGCACCTCCGGCATGGCAGTTTCGATGGCCATGCTGGGCAGTATCCAGTTGCCCGACTGGAAGGTGTGGGTCTTCGGCGTGGTGCCGGTGGTGACTGGCTGGCCGAAGGCCGCCTTCAGCCAGAACCCGAAGGCCTCGACATCGATAGGGATCACCACCTCGCCGTCAGCTGTAACCGCATCCTTGATCGGGGCTAGCGGATCGCGGCCATAGCCCAGCAGTTCGGATTCCAGCAACGGCTGTTCTGACCCGAGTGTCGCCCGGGCGAAGGGCATCAGCCGGAACCCACTGACTGGCGGGGTGCCGTAAACCGTCTCATAAGCAAGCGCCATCTGCGCCCGCGCGCCTTGCGCACGTGCCATGGGGGTCTCCTCGATGTTGGGGGTGTCAGGCCAGAGGGCCGGTGGTGGTGTAGTGCAACACGACGGTGATCACCGCCGCCTTCAGCGCTGCCGCGCCCTCGATGGGCAGGTCAACCGAGGCCGGGGCGTCGGGTTCGACCCAATCGCAAAGGCCGCCAAGTGTGCGGTCGGTTTCCAGCGCGGTGCCGATACTGGCGATCAGGGTATCAAAAGCGCTGGCCCGGCCATTCGGGGCCTGAACGACGACCTCCAGCTCAGCGCGGTGCTGGTAATGGTAGCGAAGAGGCGACAGCGTCACCTCCGGCTCGCCCGGCTGGCCATCACGTAAGATGATCAGCCCAGCCGCTGGGATCCGCTCTGGCAGCACCTCGTCTCGCAAAGTGAGGGCGGCCAGCGGCTGAAGCCGCGCGCGCAGCGCGGCGAGGACGGATTCGCGAGTGGTTGTCACTTTTGTTCCAAGTTGAAAGGCTCGGCTACCGTAGCTTGCTGTGTTCAAAGTATTGCGACGCAATCAAGGCGGTCGCTGTCTAGGTTTCAGAACTGAATAAATGGGAACGGCGCCCCGATGGGCACGGAGCGAAACTCGATGCAGTCATTGAGGAAAATGGACAAAATCCATCATACGATAAAAAATCTTCTTACGATCAAAGTTGATCTTTTGCACCGACAGATCGGAGAGACGCGTTACACACGTGCCGCAAGCCTATCCCGAGCATCCCTGAGTTGGTCACGAACACTCTTTGGCAGAGATATGCTTTCAATGACCCAATTAGCCAACGCAACCACTTCGGCCGCACGCTCTCCAGTCGCGCCCTGTTCATCAGCCAAAAGAATGCGACGGCCGAGGACTGGATTCAGGGCGGAACTGCCACATTGAAGGTCCCCGTGGTCGTAGTCAGGCGCAAAAATCAGATTGTGATTGAGTGCTGCGTGTCGCAGCTCGGGCGATGACTTGCTGTTCGTGAGTTTCGCGAAACGCGAACCGGCCATATGCGGCATGTAGTCCGCCTGCCGGGAAAGCTGATCCCGGAAAGTGAAGCGAGGTTGACCATGGCGGACATTGCCAAAGAGATAATAATCGAGCGGACAGCATAGGCGGCGAATGGCGTAGAGGACGCGGTCGAATTTGTACAGGTCTTCGCCATGCAGCACAAATCCATAGATCTGGTAGCGATTGTTAGCGTCGCCATTTGATGAAATTCTGGCGATAAACTGCTGTGTCGACTCGACGCGCCAATGCATATCTATCTCGCTCGGCCTAATCAGTAGATCAGGCAAGAGATCACCAGCTAGTGTGGATACCTCAGGAAAAAGACGCTCAAGATCGTGCCCGTATGGCGGCTGACCCGATGCTGGCTTCAAGCCTGATCGACCGTTGAGTAGCAGCACAGCCTTCATCATCTTTTCTAGGCAATGGGTCGCATTCCACAGAAAATCCAGAGCCAAGTTCTGCTGGAAGCACCACCTTGCGACCACGTAATTCTGATCAGCGGAATCTACGAACATGTCGTAGACGACATTATTCCTGAGAGCCTGTTGCTGAGTGATTTCCATCGTGCTGGTCTCCGCTAGAACCTACACAATCCCTTTAACCGCCGGGAATGAACAGTCGAAACGCACGAAGGAACTGATTTGACCCTGCAGTTTCTTGCTGCTCACAAGTCAGAACGTGGTCAACATGTTGGCCGGCGTAACGGCTTTCAGTTCAATTTCCCTCCACCCACTTCGCCACGATCAAACCGGGCACACCGTCAACCGCCCGCTCTGCATCTCGCGCCAGATCCAGCCGCTTCCGCAACTTGACCTGCGGCACCAGCAGGAAAATTGGCACGGTCGCCACACCACGCCCGGTTTTCGACCTGGACGCCACGGCTCGGCCTTTAGAATTTAGCCGCCCCTCGGCCACCAACATGCTGGGCCCGCGTCGGCGGTAGACAAATCGCAGGCGCAACCCGGTGCGGCGTTCCCATTCGCCGGGGGTGATCCGGCCGCCTTTGGTGCTTTTCCCGGCGGCCGGGGTGGGGATGGCCAGCCAGAACCCGTCCCTGGACCGGATGAGCGGCCCGGTGTCATGCGCGCCGATGATGACCGGGGCATTTGACCAGACGAGTGCCGCCGCGTTCAGGCTGTCGCCGGATTTGGGGAAGCTGGCGAGGCGGATTGAGTTGCCCAGCCTCGTGCCAAGCCCCGCGCCGGTGATCTGGCCGCGCCAAGCGGATTTGAGGGAAGTGCCTGCCTCGCGCATGGCCGCCGACACTGCCTTTTCCCCGGCGGCGACTTCGGCCTTCATCAGGGCGACAATGTCGGGGTTGAACTCGATGTTCAGTTTCATGCGGGGCGCAAATCCAAGGTCCAGACGAGCCGCTCACGGTCACGAACCGGCTCGCCCTGAATGACGAAAGCCTCCCCATTGATCTCGATCCGATCACCGGGGCGCGGGTTGGGGACTTCGACCACGCGCAGGTCGATGCGCGTGGTTTCCGACCAGACGCGCGCAGCCCCGAAGTCCGTGATGTCATCCGCGCGGCGCAGGACCACGCGGATGAGCTGGGGCGCGCCACCGTCCGCGATGTAGGTCGCATCGCGGGCGATGTTGGGATCGGCAAAAAGGTTGTCGATGGCGGTAGCAAAGACCGACATCGGCGTTAGTTGCCGCTGTGCAGGCGGATCGCGAGGCGCGGACGCTTGTTCACCGGCAAGATCGAGGCCTCGGTCATGAGATCGATCCAGCGGCCCTTGGCGTCCATCATCTGGCGCGCATAAAGCGGCAGTCCGATGGTGTTGGCGGTTTCCAAGAGGTTCGCGGGCCCGCCATATGTGGTGAAGGTGTCGAAGGTGCCCATCGGAAACGCGATGCCCTCGCCGGTGGGGATCAGCCGTTCCGACGTGCCGTTCGAGAGGGTGACCGAGCCGTTGTATTCCTCAAACAGGATCCCCGCAAAAGGGAAGGCGCGGCGCATGTCCTCGCGCAGGGGCTGGCCGCCGGTGGCCGAGAAGAACTTGTAGGCGTCCTCGGTCTTGGGGTGGCTGATCAGCTTGTCGAAGAATTCGGAACTGACCAGCGCATGTGCGGTGGTCATGGTCTCGCCCTTGAGGTTGTCCTCGATGGCGCGCAGGACTGTGCGGACCTTGCCTTGCACATTGGTGCCAGCGGTGCCGAAGACGAAGTCGACTGAGATCATCTCCAGCCCAAACTCGGTGAAGTAGTTGTAAAGCGTCGTGCCCGCGCCATCCTTCACGATGCCGCGCAGCGCATTCATCTCCATGTATTCGCGGGTCTGGGCGTGCTTGCGGCGCATCAGCGTGAGCTTGCGGTTCATCACCTCGACCAGCGGATCGGCGGCGTCGGACAGGCCCAGCGCGGGCATCCCCTGAATATCGGCAGGCAGGATCACATCGTCATGCGGGATCCACGGCAGGGCGAAGCTGCGCATCGAGCGCGCCTCGCGATTGCCGACGGTGGCAGGCGCGCCGAGCGGGACCGAGGGCAGGAGGCTCAGAACCCCCTCGCGCTGTTCGATCACGATGGAACGCTGGCTGACGCCTTCGAAGCGGAAGAGGCCGATCTGGCCCAGCCGGGTGTAGAGGTTGGGCAGGATGTTGATGGCCTGCGTCATCTCGGCGAGCGAATAGCCGCCCGCGTCAAACGGGTTGCGCGTGATGGTCATGGGGTACTCCAGGGGAAACAGGGGATGGGCAGGAAGGAAGAATGCGCGGCCAGATCAGGCCGTATCGCGCGCGATAATGCCGATGGCCGCGAGCTGGCCCAGCTTGGTGGTGATCTTGGGCGCATCATCGACGGTGGCGTCATAGGCGAGGCTCGCGCGCGACACTATCGAGGGGCCGCGTGCGACGACAATGCCGACTGCATCTGCAAGTGTGGCATCGACAGCGTAAAGCAGGACGGCGCCTGCGGTCTGCGCGCCGTCGCTGCCACCGCTGGTGGCCAGCTTGTATTTGCCACTGGCGGTGATGCGGCCCAAGACCGAGCCGACCGGATAGGCTGTCCCGGCCAGCAATGTGACGGTCTCGCGGGTGAAGTTCGGGTTGACCTCGTATTTGAGGACATCGCCCATTGTGGCGGGTTGATAAAGCACGGTCATGGCGGGGTTCCTGTGTCAGGGGTCAATGGAAATCCCCCGCCGATGCGGCGGGGGAGAGAGGGCAGTCCAGTTGGCTGGTCGGAGGTATCAACCGCGCGGTGAAGCGGCTGCGCGTTTCGCAGCTGCAACGATCGGGCTTTCCTTTGCCAGCGGCAGGACCAACGACGGCGGTGCGGCGACGATATCTCGGGCGTCCGCAGCTGCGCTGGCGCGCTCCAGCACCAGTTTGCGCAAGGCCTCGGGTGCGGTGCCGTCGCGCAGCGCTTTGGCCGCGTCGATGGTGATCCCAAGGCGGCCCGCCTGTGCCGCGATCTCTGTGATTTCCGCCGCCGCCTCGCGCAGCTGCACCGAGAGCTCGGCCAGATTGTTGGTCTGCGTGGCGGTCTGCTCTGGGGCCGGTGCCGCAGCAGCTGGAGCGTCAGGTGCAGTGGGGGCCGGGACCGGAGTAGCAGGTACGTCATCGGCGGCGTCGGTTTCACCATCTTCAGTATCGGTTACACCGATCTCGGTATCTTGCGGGCTGTCGTCGGGGTCATTCTCGGTGGCCATGATTACCTCCTGTCTGGGGTGGGTTGACGTGCGGGATTTAGTTGCTGCCACGCGATGGCTGCGCGTGGGCGAAAGGATCGGAGTGCGTGTCAGCATCTGGCGGAACGCGGCAAAGCCCCGGGCCAGATCGGTGACCTCATCGGCAAGGCCTGCGGCGACGGCATCGACCCCGCGGAAGGTCGCAGCTTCGGTCGCCAGAGCTGCCTCCTGGCTAAGCCGCCCAGCGCGCCCGGCGGCCACGGTTTCCGCGAAAAGAAACCGCAACACATCGATCTCGCGCTGGATGTCGTCGCGCACGGCTTCGGGCAGGGGCTGGTAGGGATTCCCATCGACTTTGTGCTGACCTGAATGCACCAGCGTGACGCGCACCCCGTCCTGATCCAACTGGCCGCTCAAGTCGGCATGCAGTACCACCACGCCGATGCTGCCCAGCGCGCCGGTGCGCGGTAGCAGGATACGATCGGCCTGGGACGCGAGGGCATAGCCTGCCGAGAAGGCGTGTTCGGCGACGAAAGCCCAGACTGGCTTGCTGCCCCGGATGGCACGAATGTGATCTGCGAGGTCAAAGACACCCGCCACTTCGCCCCCGAAACTGTCAATTTCCAATGCAAGGCCGCGCACAGCAGGGTCTTCAGCCGCCGCCTCGATCTGCGCGGCGATCCCCTCATAGCTGGTCTGGCCTGAGGATTGGCCGATCCAGCCACCGCGATGGATCAGCACGCCAGAAATCTCGATCACGGCAATCCCGTCCACCACCGGATAGGGCGCATCGCCATGATGGCGCAGGCTTTCGGTCAAA